GGATCAGTATCGGGGCAACCGACATGCAAACCGGCCTGATGGCATTGGTGCGCGGCGTTGCTCAGCCGACTTCGTTTTAAGGCGGCGTAATGGCTTATCTAACGTCCCAGCAAATTGTCAACCTGGCATGCACTATCGCTAAATGCCCTGGCTTTCTGGCTCAGGGCGGACAGTTTCTGAACATGACGTTAGAGGATCTGTGGCTGCACCGTGATCTGAAAATCAATCGCAAGACTGAATCGATCACGGTGCAGGCCAATAATTTTGGCCCGTTCACGCTGCCGCAGAACTACCAGCGCACGTACGACCTGTTTTTTCAGCAGAACAACCTTCCGTATTTCCTGAACCCGATCAGCACGGAGGAGTACGATCAGGAATTCAAGGATCCGTCGATTGCGAACTATCCGTATGAGTTCATGACGATCCTGTACGACGAGGTGCAGGCGCTTGCGCAGAATCCACCGTCGGCAGGTCAACTCTTCATCTATCCGCAGTCGAGCGGGCAGATCGTGTTGACGCACCGGTACATGGTGAAGCAACCTGACATTGTGACTCCGGAAACGTCGGTCGTCATCCCGTGGTTTCCTGATCAGGACTATCTGATCACGGCCACGGCTGCGCGCTTGATGCAGATCACGGATGATACGCGCAGGCCGGAGTTCATCGCTGAACTGGAGCGCATGCTTCGGATTCACATGATTTCCGGCGACGGTGATGAACAGAAAGTAGTGAACAGCGTTAGGTTGGACCCGAGAAGATTTCATTCCAACAGAACTCTCAAGAGCACAAAAATAACCGATTAAGTCCACCCTTCACCGCGCTTGATACGGGAAATAGTCGAGTGCACAACCCCGAACTTTTCCGCTATGCGATTGCACGAATGCCCTGCGTCGAGTAAAAAACGAATCTGGGCAACTTGCTCGGCGGTGAGCTTCGCCTTTACGTTTTGCTCTTTCGGTTGGCCCTTCGCACGTCTCTTAGCTTTCATGTCCGCCATGTTGACTTCGTGCACGCCGAGGAACAGGTGGTGCGGATTGACGCAGCAAGGGGTATCGCAACGGTGCAACACGTGCCATTCGCCCGGCGCGCTGTTATGGATCTCCCAAGAGAATCGATGCGCCTTGGCCGGGCGGCCTTTGACACCTAGCGCGCCGTACCCGTATGCGTCAAGCGAAGCCATCCAGATCCAGCACCCGCTTTCAGGGATGCGCTCAATCTTTTCGAAAAACCGCACTTTAGGGTCGCGTTTTGCAGGCATGTTTCTCTCCTTGTTTGTCTGTTCCACTATAACAGGAGAGTTCTGAAATGGCGATCCGCAACGGCCAGCCGGTAAGATTCACGCCCAAGGGTATCTGCGATGCGTTCGACGCAACGGACGCCTTTCCGGGTGCGTGCGCGCTGTTGACGAACCTGATTTTCGATCAGGCGAACCCTGAAGTGATGATAAGCCGCCCCGGCGTCGGCCCGCCCCGCACGTCGTTCGCGAGTTTCACGACTCCGACTTTCGTTTCAGGCTTCATCGTAATCGGGCCGGTTGTGTACGGTATGGTATCGACCGCGCGTAACGCGGGGCATGATGAGCCCTTTGCGTTTGACCTGAACGCCGGGACGTTCATCACGATCAGCGGGGTAACGGCCGCCAATACGCCGGCATCGCCCGCGACCACTGGCCCGTGGGCGCCGCCGACGTTCGCCGTCATCAGCACGAAGATTATCGTCACGCATCCGGGCTTTAACGGCGCGGGGGCGAACTTCTTTGGCGTGATCGACATCACGACGCCGGCCACGCCCGCATGGAGCTCAAGCAATCTGGCGACGAATCCGCTCACCGCAGTTCCGACTTCGGTTTCGAACTACAATAACCGGGCGTACTTTGCGGTAGGGAACACGCTTCAGTTCAGTGATGTGCTTGTGCCGACGACGCGCACGAACGCCAGCCAGGCGATCACGCTTGGCGACACGACGCCGATCACTGCGCAATCCGGCTTGCCTGTCCAGACGACATCTGCGGGCGTGGTGGGGGCGCTCGTCGTATTCAAGGCGTCGCAGATCTGGCAGATTACGGGCGACCCGGCTACAAGTAATCTGGCCGAGAACTACATAACGCTTACTACGGGATGCACCGCGCCGCGCACCGTCGTGCAAGGTCCGTTCGGGATCTTCTTCATTGGCATAGACGCACCATATATTCTGAACTTCCTCGGTGTGCTGTCGCCACTATCGCACACCCCCGGCAATGACGGCGTGGCCGATGTGCAGGTCCCGTTCCAGAACGCGACTACGCCTTCACGACAGGCCGCTTCGTTTTCGGGGAATATCTTCCGGGTGTGCTCTGCGACGGTCATTCAGGGCGTACAGCAGACGAACGATTACTGGTTTGACATCCGGCGCAAGCGCTGGACAGGGCCACACACGTTCACTTATGACTCGATATCGCAGTTCGGAAACAACTTCGTCCTGTCGGGGATCGATCACGGCGCTGCGCTATTCGTGAGCCAGAGTTTGCCGGTTGTTGGCAGTGAATATGACGACAACGGGGTGCAATTGCAAAGCCATCTGCGCTCTTCGTCGTTCCCGAAAACCGGACGCATGGCGGAAGTGCAGGTAGTTGAATCGACTCAGGAATTCGCGTCTTCCGGTTTGTCGGTGAACTACAATATCACGGCGCTGGACGACCAGAACAACACCTTGAATTCCACCTTCGTAGTAACGCCGGCTGCCGGCGTTACATGGGGCGGAGGAGGGCTATGGGGCGGAGGAGGGCTATGGGCCTCTGCATCAACGATCCCCCATGTGTACACTATCCCCTGGACTATGCCCTTAGTGTTTCAGAAAATGGCGGTGGATATCCAGGGCGCTTCGTCCAATAGCCTGTCGATCGGGACGTTCTTTGCCCGGTATCAGGACACCGGTTACACGAACAGGTAAAGACCATGCCAATTATTGGAACGCTACCGAACAACATTACGAACGGGCAAGCCGTCGATGCCAATCCGGTCATGGCTGACTTCAACTTCATCGTCAATCAGGTGAACGCGAACGCCAATCCGACAGGCACGCTGACCGCGCCATCGGGTACGCGCGCCATTTTTCAGCAGGCAACCGCACCCTTGGGCTGGACGGCGGACGCGACGATCACCGACCACACCTTGCAATTGACAGCAAATCAGGGGGGCATCAACACGACGGGCAACGTCTATAGCGGCATGTTCAATGCCCAATGGACGACAGACGGGCACGCGTTGACTACCGCCGAACTGGCAGCGCACAACCACGGCGTGACCGACCCTACGCACACCCACGCCAGCCCCGGCCACCAGCACGCCCCCGCTTCGGGATTCAGCTTCTACACATCCACGTCTTCCGGGGGCGGAGCGATAAACATCGCCGGGGGCGCGAACAGTATCAATCTGGAGACGCAAACCAGCGCAACGGCGGTAACGATCAATTCCGCCAGTACGGGTATCAGTATCCAGAATAACGGCTCAGGCAGCGCGCATAGCCATACGAAGACGTTCAACGTGAATTTTGCACAGGCCGTGGTCGGGGTGAAGGCGTGAAGGTTATCTGCCCTCTGATCAAGAAAGCGTGTATGGAGCATGGCTGCGCGTTCTGGACTCACATTTCCGGTATGCACCCTCAGACAGGCGCAAAGATCGACCAGTTCGATTGCTCCATAAAGTGGCTGCCGATGCTTCTCGTAGAAAACGCGCGTTCGACGCGCGGCGCGCAGGCGGCGGTAGAATCAATGCGAAATGAAGTAGTGCAGCGGCAGGACGCTCTTAATAACGCCGTGGCGCTGGGCCAGCGTGAAGCGGCAAAGCGAATCGGGGAACAGGAATGCCAGACGATAGAACGCTTACCGAATCAGACGTAAAGGCGATAGTCGATGAGCTTGAAAGACGCGCTACACAACGGTTTCAGATCAATATTGGGCGGGGGGTGCTTGGCCTGGCGTGGAAAGCAGCCTTGTACCTCGCGATATGGCTTGCCGCTTACGGCGCTGCCGGAGGCTTCAAGAAATTTTTCAACTAGGAGTAGCATCATGAGTTTCTGGACTGATATTGAAGCCGAGTTCAATTCCGTCGTGGCGAGCGCGGACAGCATTCCGTCAAAGCTCGAAGCCCTGGTCGGGATCCAGAGCAAGGCCGCGCAGATGACCGCGCTCACCAACCAGATTACGGCCATCCTTGAAGACGGTTCGAAGACGAACGCCGACAAGGTGACCGATATCCTGACGGCGGTAGGCAAGCTGTGAGCCCTGAAACGCTGGCAGCGGCACTTGGGGTTCCTTCGGCTCGCGCGCAAACGTGGGCCGATCCGCTTTCTGCGGCGATGGCTCTTTATGCTATCGATTCGCTCAAGAGGCAGGCGGCGTTCCTCGCCCAGGTAGGCCATGAGTCCGGCCGGTTGATCTATGTCCGCGAATTGTGGGGGCCGACGCCTGCGCAGGACGGATACGAGGGGCGCGCGGATCTCGGCAACACCGAACCGGGCGACGGGTTCAGGTTCCGGGGCCGGGGCCTGATTCAGGTCACCGGGCGCGCGAACTACGCGACGTGCGGCGCGGCGCTCTGTCTGCCGCTGACGGATCATCCGGAATTGCTTGAACAACCAGGCAACGCCGCGCAGTCTGCCGCATGGTTCTGGAATTCGCGCGGCCTGAACGCTTTCGCCGACGCGATGGACTTCGAGACGATCACCCGAAGGGTTAACGGTGGTCTGAACGGATGGGATGACCGCGTGGCGCTCTGGAAACTGGCGCTTGCCGCACTTGGAGCAGACAATGGCACTTGATCCGGTAACAGCAGGAATCGATCTGGCTACCACGATTGTCGGGCGCATCTGGCCGGACAAGACGGCGCAGGAGCAACAGCAACTCGCCGCTACGTTGTCCATGATCCAGGGACAAATGACGATCAACCAGGCGGAGGCAGGCAACGCCAGCACCTTCGTCGCAGGCTGGCGGCCCTTCATCGGCTGGGTGTGTGGTCTCGCGTGCGCCTGGAACTGGATGGGATTGCCTGTTGCCAAAGTGGTCCTTGACTATTTCGGGCATCAGATCGCGATGTCGCCCGCCGATCTGTCGGAGATGATGCCGGTTTTGATGGGCATGCTTGGGCTTGGCGGGCTGCGCACGTTCGAGAAGGTGCAGGGCGTGGCGAGGATGAAATGAAGCATCTAATCAAAATCGCCGCCGGCGTAGACACTGCACCGGTTCTGCTTGAAATCGCGCGCCAGCCCAAATTGTGGAACAGGCATACGGTCAGGAAGACCGCGCCGGAGACTCCGCACGCCGCGATGGACGATATCTGGCTGCGCTACCGGGATGAGAAGCCGTTCAAGGAATCGGGCGACTACTCGACGTTCAACGACGAGCACGACGCGATCTTCTATCCGGAATGGTTCGCGCTGCCCAGCGTACGCCCAATCGTCTACAGCCTCATGGCGCGCGTGCAGGCAGTACGTCTTGGCGGGGTGATGATTACCCGGATTCCACCGGGCGGCCGAATCGAGCCGCATGCGGACGACGGCTGGCACGCCACGTATTACAATACGAAATTGTATGTCGTGCTTCAGTCAAATCCGCAGTGCGTCAACCGCGTGGAAGAAGAACGCGTCTCGATGGCGCCGGGAGAGGTCTGGTACTTCGACAACCTGAAAGAGCATGAAGTCGTGAACGACGGTCCGGACGACCGGATCACGCTAATTGTGTGTCTGAGGTGTGAAAAATGATCCGGCATTACTTTTCAGGAGGCGCTTACGTGCGGGAGCAGACACTGGCGGAGGGCCACGAGGTTGAAAAGCACGAGCATGCTTACGACCACGTAAGCTATCTGTGCGCGGGGCGCGCACTGCTCGAAGCGGACGGCGAATTGCAACACCTGGAGGGTCCGTGCGCGGTCGTAATTGCCGCCGGCAGGAAACACCGCATTCAGGCTTTGACAGATATCACCTGGCTTTGCATCCACGCGGAGAGCGTCGCGGATCCGGAAATCATTGTAAAGGAGTAGATCATGCCTTGGGGCGTAGCGGCATCAGTAGCAGGAGCGGCGGTATCAAGTGCGCTCGCCCCCTCGCCTTCAGGTGGATCGGGGGGCAGTCAGTCATATTACGTTCCGACAGGCTTGGGCACTGCCGACCAGCAGTGGCAGGCACTGCAAAATCAGAACGTCAACACCTATAACCAGACCGGGCTTAACCAGTACGGGCAAAGTTCGCTTGACGCCGGAGTACAGGCCGGTACAGTCTACGGCCCCCAGCTTCAGCAGTACGCCAATCAGGCGGGGCAACAGTATGGAGCGCTCGGCCAGCAGTTGCAGAACGCCTCTGGTCTTCAGTTCGGGCAGCAACAGCCGTTGATCAACGCCGGTCAGCAGGTCTATAACACCGCCTTTGACCCGCAGAACGCGCTCTACAATCGCACGGTTCAGCAGTTGCAGGACCAGACCGGAGCCACGAACAGCATGTACGGGCTCGGGTCGAGCGCTGCCGGCGCGGGCGTCGCGAATCAGGCGCTCGGCAATTTCAACATCGACTGGCAGAATCAGCAACTTCAGCGCCAGTTGTCCGGGCTTCAGGGTTACGGTCAGGCGGTTCAGCAGGCGGGTCAAGCAGGCGCGCAGGGCGGCGCGCTCGGCGCGGCGGGAGCGGGGTATACGCAGCAGGCGGGATCTGTACCCTACAATACTGCAATCCAGAACGCGGGGCTGGCGGGCCAGCTCGGCAACGCCTATGGTCAGTACTTGAACCAAAACGTGTATGGTCCGGCACAAAGCATCCAGAGCCAGGCAATTCCGTATATGAACTATGGTCAGGGGGCGCAGGCTGTACCTTACCAGAACGCCTATGATACCTCGCAGGCCAATGCGGGCGCTTTGGCGCAAGGCATTCGCGGTTTAGGGAGCAACCCCCAGGTCCAGGCAGGCATCGGGAGCCTGTTC